GCCGTGCTTCACCATCCAGTTGGAAATCTTCTGCTTGCGAGCCACCTTACGGGCAATCGACAGCATCGGGTTGCGCCAAGGCTGGAACTGGGTGAGATTGGTATCCCACTCGTCGTCAATATTCTCCTGCTTGGTCTGCTGCGAGCTGGATGCCTGCGAGCCTGTAGTGTCCTGACCCATGTAACCGTCACCGGGAATCATGCGGTCATTCACATCGGGGTCAGCAGGGTCATTGCCTGCGGTGTGTGCACCTGTTGTCGTGTCCGACGAATCAGGACCAGGGTTGTTGATGGGCGATTCTACCATGTCGGCAGGCATAGCCATTGCGCCACCGCCAAAAGCGATGGCCATCACAAACAGCAGCATGCTCAGCACCTGCCATTTGTTCACATTCTCAAAATACTTCTTCATCTCTTTTTCTCTATTGGTTAAAAACATTTTCAATTTTCAATTTAGTAGTCCTCCATTCCTTCCCAGAACGAGCTGCGCTGCTGCGGCTGTGCCGTTACTCGCTGTGCCGTTCCCTGGTTCAGTGTCGGTGGTGTGTTCGTCTGGCTCTTGCGCAGACGGTTCGTAATCTTTGCGTTGCCTGCATTACGTGCACCTTCCTCCCTTGCGGTCTTCACGTCGGTGTCGTAGTTCTGCGCCTTGATGAGCATGCGCCACGTGTCTTCTTCCACCAAGCCGTTGTCGGCAGGCACAAGGATGTTCTTCATGAACAACTCCCACAGGCGCGAGCAGTCCTCATCGCTCAAGCCGAACTCTTCTTTCAGCCCGTTCAGCGTGTCTGCGCTCTTCTGCAGGTTGTCCAGCTTCTCGGCTTCGGCCTTCTCGCCCTCCACCTGCTTCTTCTGGAAGTCAGCAATCTTGTCGCTGATCTGCTTCGCATATTCCTCATCCTGCAAAGCCTCGTTGATGTCAATTCCGTTCTGCGCCATCCATGTGATGGGGTCGAGGTCTTCGTTCTCACGAAGGTCTTGCAGCATGGCAGCCAGCCAACGGTGCTTGTCGAAGGTCTCGCTCAAGGCCCTGCCGCTCTTTCGATATTGGTTGTAACGCTCACGGTCTTCAATCATCTTACCGTAGCGAGTTTCCTTATCCTCGAAGTCGTCGTCGGGATAGTCCTCGGCGAACATTGCCTTGTAACGGTCACGATTGGGCGTAGCAGGAGCCTCTGCCTGCATATCGGCCATAGCGGCACTTGCTTCGGCTTGCGGTTGCTTGTTCTTTTCTCTTTCAGCCATATATCGTTGTGTTAGTTGTTAAAAATTCGATGCAAATATACCTTTTCCTTTACCTTCTTTTTCCGTATTACGGCATCGGCGCCCTTACTACCTATACCCCTGCCGTAATACGGCAATCCCCCTCTCTTTTTAAGCCTTGAACTTGTCAGCGTTTCCGCTTGACATAGGTGTTGTATCTGATGGTGGTGTAGGGGCAAAAGGACACCGCTTTCACCTGATACCCTCTTGTCCCCCACCTCCACCAAAGGAATCTCTTTTTGTATTCTTTCTCTACGGCGATGGCCAAACTGTCTTGCAAACGAATAACCAAATTTTTATTTAATGAATTATATTTCAAGTCCAGCCATGCGTCTTTATAGGAAAGCAACGAGTCCTGACCGCCATCGGATTTAGAGTCCGACTGGCCATTGGAGGCACCCGCCGTTCCGTTTGTTGCGATTGTATCGCTACTCAAAACAACTGATGCCTGTGTCTCTGTACTCATCTTCTGATATGCTTCAAGTGCGCTGACCTTCGTGCCAAGGTCTTTCAGCAAGGCCTTGTCCTCCTTGGTCAGCACCTCCTTGACTTTCTCCACCTCTACAATCTTTTGCGACACCATGATAACGCTGTCACGAATGGTATCACGCTTCAGTGGCACATACTGCTGCTGCCGTGTCAACTCCTCACGCAACTGCTCATTCTCTTTCTTCAAGCCCCTGTCACACTCAGCAATCACACAGGCAGCAATCGCCCAAAGGGCAATCACGATGATGTAAGGCCAAAACTTCATCCAGATGTTCTTCATTTTACATGTAGTATTTGTCGACGATTTCCTTTCGCATTATATGACACATGCACCCATGCAAACCCATACTCGTCTATGAGTTGGTCAAAAGGCAGTCCAAGTTTCTGCACAAGCTCGAAGAGTTTCTTATGCTCAGCCTTGTTTTTACCAACGGCCTGAATGTCTGCTGCCATCCCTGTCAGATGCTGGCTTCGGGCAGCACCTTTCACAGCCTTATTTAATTTTGCACAACGATAACCGCTGCTGACGACGATGGGCTTGCCGTAGGCTTCGCGCAAAGGGTCAAGCACGTTGGCCACCAATGCGGTAAGATTGGCCTTCACTGCTGCCGTCGGCGTATTATCAATACCTCCACGGATAGCCGTAGGACTATCCACGAACTCTCTCATCGAAAAATATTTCATTTCTCTCCTCCTTTCTCTTTTTCTTCGCCCAAGGTCTTCGTAATCGTCTCGTCAAGGGCTTCGCCAAGGTCTGGACTCTTCGTTCTCGCAAAGCCTGCAATCACCCGTCCAAGGAACAATCCTACATTCCCCAATGTCAATCGTGGCAGGCTGATGCCACGCAGGTAGAAGAAATGCCCGAACACACTGCACAGCTCGCACACGCACGCCACAATCATCGCCACTCCTGCGCACATCACATGGTCGCACCAGCCATACGGCTCCGTAATGGCAAGGCCGATGATGCAGAATACCAATAGCAGAGTCATATAGTCTATGAACTTATTCGTCGTCCTGCGGATGGCCCTCGACGTTCGGAACTCCCACAGCTTCGCCAGCGTGTTGTTGCCTGCCTCCAAAGCATCCTTATGTCGTTTCTTACTCTCGGCACAGCCGAACCGATAGTCGGCAATAATCAGCAGTACGCACAAGGCAATCATCCAACGGAGGTCTTGGATGGCCTGTAAAGCCTCCGCACCCATCGTGCCCCATGCGAACCCTTGTCCTATATTTCTCGTTGTCACATCCATCATCTCAGTCTCCATTGTCTTCTCTCCTGTGTCACGAACACCGTACCGATAAAGCGGTCTGTGGCTGCCATGCCTGTAAACGCATAGCGCAGACGGAAGTACCGCCATGCCTTTCCTCTCAACGAGTTCAGCCGCACCCATTGCTTGCCATCGTTGCTTGCCCATAGCGTGACGTGCATCTCTCCCTCTCGCAAGTCCTTCAAATGCTTGATTTCACGCATACTCTTCAACGTCAGCGCATTGCCAAACTTCATCGGGCGCGTCGTGATATATGCTTCGTACATCTGCACGTCCTCGTTCTGATCCGGACGATTCAGCAGCGTATAGACTTGCCCCTCCGTATCTTGCAGCAGATTGTCGGGATAGTCGCTAACGACACGGGCAAACGTCACGTCATCATCCATCAAGGCAAACGTTCCGCTCTTGATGTTATACACATAGTGCCACTCATAGTTCTCGTTGAGAATCCATAGCAGCGAGTCCCGATAGTCATAGGCGATATTGCAGCCACGCAAGAACTCCTTGAAGTGTACCGGCACCAATGCCTGCAGCTCGCTGTCATAACTACCAAGAGTGAAGCCCCAGTCCTCAGTCCGTCCATTCATCTGCTCACTCACGCAACGCGCCTGGGCACCGACAATCATCATCAGTCCCTTTTCGCTTGTGAAGAACACGGCAGAATCCGTTTGTGTCACGCTCTTTGCATTATTGCAAATATCTCTTGACACAGGGTCTACAGCCGAATAAGTACCCTTTTCATTTGTCTTCAAGCCCCAGATACCATCAGTGGAAAAAGCATACAACGGGTGCTGACCGTGCTGACCTTCACTCAAGGCAGTCGTATTGCTCACAATGGCCATTACCTCGCCATTGCCAACGGTGTTATAGCCTGCTGCCCTGATGACGAAAGGATTGTCTACCTCACTTACAAGCACCTTGTTGGGCAATAGTTCATAGCTTCCTACAAAGGTTTCTGTCGGGAAGGTTACATCGGTGTCGCTTGTCAATGTATCTAACGGAGATACGATGCAGTACACACCATTCAATCCCTTATGCTCTTCGAGCTTCTTCACGATAGGATTATTCCCATCTCCGTCTATCCGCACATATTCTGCACGTGGGTCTGGATAGTAGAAGTAGTGGCCTACGCTGCCAAACGCATCCTCCTGCGTCACTATCTTAATGCCTTGCGGTGTCTTGATAGCCACCTCCACCTTATGTGTCGTTGCGTTATCCTTGCTGATAAACTGCTTGAACCCATCGAAGAAACTTCTCCGTATGTTCGCCATGTGCAATCTACCATTCAACGAGTATACGCTTTCTCCGAACTTTACCGTATGGTCAAAATACTCGCCACCGTCCACGTCCAAACGTGTCTGTGTGGTCAGGTTCTCTAAAACATGCTGCTTGATGTAGCTTTCTGTGCTTGTACCATTTTCAATAGCATTAAGGCCAATGTCGCACAAACGATAAAAGATAGAAGTCTCAGCTAATTCTCCAATAACATGAGAATCTTCTTTCCTCAATAATACTTGATATAAGCTATATAAACGACCTGCACTATCTTCATTCAGGTTAAACTCGTACTTCGTGCCGCTTTCGCCAAAAAATCCGGTACTCATGACGGCATCGTCTGCTGGAATGTTCTCTCCAAAATAAATGGTTTGAGCGTCAGATGTTGTATCACACACCGAAATGCCGTCACTGACAAAAATAGTAACATTACGAACTATATCCGACCAATTTCCGTAATCTGTCAGCTGTGTGAAATACAAATGCTGGCCTTTCATTCGGGTTATTAACCTCAAAGGGCTGTCATTGATGGCTCCCCAATAACGTGTATGAAAGTTAGGATACAAGACAACCGGAGTTGTTGCCAAATAATAACTTCCATCGTACAACTCAAGAGCAGTTAATGCAAAGAACGGAAAGTAAAAACCTTTCTGCGCCCTTATGTCGTTTAACTGTTTTGTAAAAGCACCTATAACGACATTATTCCACGCTTCTTCTTTATCAAGCACAACATGATAGCTTATGCTTCCTGACGGCTTATAAAGTGTTCCATCAGGAATCATGTCTTCATTTTGAATATCAAAACCTCCTGACAACCAAAACTTCGGCTGTGGCTCTGGAATCTTATTGCCAAGACTATGATACTCGGTGCCCGTAAAAAGGAAATACTGAATGCCTACATTAGACTTAATTATCAAGGTATTGCCAACCGATGTAATGGCAATAGAGTCAAAAGAAACATCTTGACTCGTTGCCATATTTAAGGTTCTTGTGTCTGATGGATTTATATAATAATAAAACCGAACATAGTAACCACTTCCCTGTTGCCCAGGAATGACGGTGGGCAACATAAAAATACGCACCTTGCCTGTCTGCGTATGATGGACGTATATTAGTCTACTACTCTGCGCAGGCGGTTGTTCATCTGCGACCATCGGCTTCTGTATCGGCCGCATCTCCCCATTCTCGCTCGTCAGTCCTACGACCTCGCTGCAAGTATCGTCTCCGCACAGCACATCATTAGGCACGTTCGACATGCCCTTGCTGAAGCTGATCACTTGTTGCTTATCCCCATTCTCCATATTATGCGAATTGTTCTGTGTGTTGCGATGACATCGCAACGGCTGATTGGTGTTCGCAAAGATAGTCAATCCAAACACCTCTTTTTCCGTATTACGGCAGGGGGCTATCTATAAGATAGGCTGCTGCCGTAATACGGAAAAACAACTATGCAAACAAGCTATCTTTGCCGACATGAAAAAGAAAGTATATACGCTGACCGATATAATGCCCGAAGGGGCAGAGAAGAAGCGCAAGGTGCGCAATGCTCCTGCAAAACGGAAGTTCCGTCCTGACCTGCTGGCAAGATGCAATCAGGCATGGGAGAACCTGCGGCCTATCCGTGAAGAAGGCGAGCGTATCATGAACTACTGCTATGGCGACCAATGGAGTGATGTCATCGAGTACAAAGGTGGCTACATCAGTGAGCGACGATACCTCCAAGACCACTCTACCGTTCCGCTGGTCAACAACATCATGGCATCCATCCTCAATTCTATCGTAGGACTCTATGCCAAGCAGGGTACGGAACCTGTGTGCTTCGCACGTGTCCATGATGCACAGACACTCTCCGACATGATGTCGGCAACGATGCAGTGCAACTGGCAGGAGACACGCATGCTCGACGTGCTGAAGCATGCCTTCGAGGACTACTGCGTCCGTGGCATCGCTGTCACACGCGAGTCCTACGAAGACCGAGAAGGACTGCCCGATGCCTGGACGGATGTTATCAACCCATACTATGCTTTCTGGGAGGCCAACCACGACGTGCGCTTCACCGACCTGTCGCTCATTGGTGTGCTGAACGATGTGACACCCGAGGAACTATACAAGCAGTTTGCCCGTGAGGAGTTCGGACTGACGAAGGCCGACCTGCAGCGTATCTTCCATATTGACCGCGCAAACGACGATGACTACGATGACCTCTCACAGGCTCTTGACCAAAACGAGCAACACAGGCTGGAGAACGTGTCGTTCTTTACCGCTGCAGACTCTCGCAAGCTGCGTGTCATCGAGGTGTGGCACAAGGAATCGAAGGAACGTTATCAGTGCTTCGACCCGCTGGCCATCAATATGGAGGAGAAATATTTCCGCTGCGAGAAGAAGGACATTGGCGACATCCGGCGCATCAACATGGAGCGCAAGAAACTATATGATGATAGCGGTGTGCCAAAGGAGGATCGTCCGTACATCACGGCTGAACTGATTCAGGACACCTATTGGGAGTACACGTTCATGGCTCCCGACGGCACTGTCCTCTGCGAGGGCGAGACTCCCTACGACCACCACTCGCACCCCTTCACCATCAAGCTCTATCCGTACATCAATGGCGAGATTCATCCCTACATGGGCAACATCATCGACCAGCAACGATATATCAACCGACTTATCATCATGCACGACATGGCGGCTCGCTCTGCTGCAAAGGGTGTCACCATCGTACCTATCTCATGTATCCCTGATGGCATGTCGCCTAAAGACTTTGCCGAGGAGTTCACGGCTTATGACGGACTGGTGTTCTATCAGCCAAGCCGACAGAACCCGAACCTCCGTCCTGAGATTATCACGTCGAACGCCGTGCAGATTGGCACACCCGAACTGCTGAACATCCAAATGCAGCTCATCCGTGACATCTCGAATGTGTCGGGTGCCCTGCAGGGCAAGACTCCTTCAGCAGGAACATCGGCAGCTCGCTATTCGCAAGAAACGCAGAACGCCACCACGTCGCTCTACGGACTGCTCTTCGACTTCACGAACTTCACTGAGCAGATTGCCGATAAGAAATGCGAAATCATCAAGCAGTATTACGACGATGGACGCCTCATCTTCAACAAGGACTTTACCGACCTCATGGAGTACGACCGTATGTCGGCACAGGACGTGAAGTTCAAAATATCCATCAAGGAGTCCGCTGCCACGGCTGCCTATCAGTCGTATGTCAACGACACGCTTATGCAGCTCCTGCAGATGCAGGTGGTATCACCTCGTCAGTTCCTGCAAAACTGCAACCTTCCTTTTGCCGACAAGATGCTGCAGCAGATGGAATCGGAAGAAGCACAGCAGCAGGCTCTCCAGCAGATGATGGCAGAGCGGCAGCAGCTGGAGCAACAAGGCCAGCAAGCCGACCCACAGCGTGTCCAACAGGCGCAGCAGCTGCTTCGCAATCCAAACGTACAACCCTCATAATGTTCCGTAACGCATGGCAACATCAACAAGCATAAACCTCACAATCTCCTATCCGAAAATCAAGACGGAGGCATGCCGACTGCTCGCAGTCCTTGGCAAACGCACAGTGGCACCAAACGGCGACTCGCAGTTCACACGTGTGCAGCTTGGCTCTGCCGAAGAGCCTATCATCCTCGACTTCACGAAGAAGGCTTTGCACGATGTGGTGGCTCGTATTGCACCGTTGGTGACGGACTACACGGAGGCTGACGACACAGCATCGTTCACGATTACCAACCAACGGTGGGATGCCGCTACAACATCGGGGTTGTCTAACTCCATCAACTATGCCATCAACGACTATTGCTCGTCAACAGCCATTGCCGACTACCTGTCACTCTACTTTCCGCAGCAGTCGCAGTTCTATAGCGCACGTGCTGCCAGCATCCTTGAGACGATTGTGTCGCTGTGCTTCTTCAAGCAGGCTCCCGAAGTGCCGAAGACAACTGTTGACGGTGAGGAAGTGGAGTTGTCCTATGGTGCCATCACAGGAGAAACCATTGAAATCTAAAACAATATCTATATGCAACTGGTAAAGATTCATATCATCACATCCCTTATCCTCGAAGCCGTAAAGGCTGAGACGTACATCAGGGGAGCTGTCGTAAAGGCTTCCGACAACCGCACAGGGGCAATGGTCTATCAGTCTCAGGCAGGCGATGAGACGGCACATGAGCGGAAACTGCGCAGGACGCTCTTCACGGCTACCGAGGAACTGAAGACGTATCTCTCTGACTACCTCGACATCATCGGCTACTCAAGTGCCGACAACAACGTGGAGTCCACGATTGACGAGGAGGCAGAGACGCTTGACATCAAGCTCATCGTTTCCGACCGCTTCAACAAGTCCTATACGGAATCCTTGGCAAAGCTATGCTCGAAGTTCATTGAGGACAGCATGATTGTGTCGTGGTACTTGGCCGTTGACCCCAACCAGGCACAGGTCTATACGGCTACTCTCGAAGCCACGAAGGCCGCTATTCAGCGTTGCTTCAACAAGCTGCCGCCCATCATCCCACCTATTCCTTATCCATATAGCATCACGCTCGACATCACGGAGGTGGAGATGTACCCGAACAGGCGCAGGAAGATCACATACACCATCGGCGACGATGCCATTGACGATGTGGTGGCAAAGTCTTCCAATCCGTCCATCGCAACGGTGGCACGTACAGGAGGCCACATCTTCTCCATCTACTCGCACCTTTCTGGCACCGCTACCATCTACATCTACTCAAAGCACAAAGAGGAGATTCGGGCAACCGTAACTGTCAACGTAGTTCTTCCCGAAGACGATGACGATCCCGACGAAGGTGGTTCCATTGACGGCATCATCTGGGTTGAAGATACCAACTAAAGACTAAAGAGATGGACATCATGAAAGAATTCTACGACGGACGCGGCTATGAGCCGATAACGTTCTCCGATAAAAAGCCTGAGCAACTGATTGTCAAGCACATCTACCTGCTCAAAGACCAAATCCTATACGACATTGATGCCGAGACGTTGATTGTCACAAGGGCACGCCGTGATGCTGCCAAGGTCGACAACAACGTCACGGCCACTGACGAGGCCGACAGACTGCGCCCGTTGCTCCATCGCTGGATTGACAAGTATGCCGACCAAGCGAAGCTGCGCCTTGCCCCTTATGTCTACAATCCATCCGGCACAGCCACAATGAACGACATTAAGATGTGGAAGGAGCTGGACATCGAACTGCACATGCCTGAGTTCTGGAACGAGTCGGTGTACCCATTGCTCGTCAATGCCGTCCACGACTTCATCGTCAACGGAACGCTCTACGACTACTTCTCGCTGACGCTTACCGCCAACGACCCTGTAACCATGTCGAAACGAGCCAACATGGACGAGGCTCTTGACCGCATCAAGCAGTATGCCAACACGGTCATCCCTGGCTCTGTCCGTAAGCCGCTGCAACCATTCTAAACGTCTTGTCTGTTGCGGTTCTGCCGCAACCAAAAACTTATGAACACACAACTCAACAACATCAAGTTCCGTATGTTGCGATATGTTCGCAACCTCACACCATCCCTGCTGGAGAAGGTGGCAATAAGCCTTGTCCTTATCTTCTTCTTCCTCTTCATCCCGAAATATTCATTCTTTCCCTCTCAGCTCTCAACTCTCAACTCTCAACTCGAAGGGCACTTCCTCTTCGCCTTCTCCCACGCAAACATATTTCATCTCGCAGGCAACATCCTATGCCTCTATCTGTTAAAAATAAGGCTCCGTCTCCCCATAACCCTGGCAGTCTCTTTTGTGTGTTCATGGTTGCCACAATGGTCTCTTTGGGGGGCGGAGCCAATTCTTGGTTTTTCTGGTGTCCTCTTCGCTGCCGTTGGCATCGCATGGGGCAGGGCAGGACAGTTCAAACGAATGTTGCACTATTGTCTCATTCCTACCATCGTCTTCGGCCTGTTCCCACACATCGCCATGACGCTCCATATCTATACGCTTCTCGTTGGCTATGCCATCGGTTACTGTATGTTGCAATTCCATCGCAACTAAAAACTCAAACTCGAAACTATGATCAAGGACTCCGAAATACAGGCTCTCGTCGAAGAGAACCACCGCCGCTATGAGCAAATCTTCGACCGCGACTACGACCCATATACCGGCTATCACTGCTACGACTTCGAGAATCGTGTGCTGATAGAAATTCCCGATTTCATCATACCGAAGATGTGGATGCCGAAGGTCTGCATGCAGAACATGCTGGTGCAGAACATCGTCAGGGCAGGCACCATCGAGCGTTTCGTTACGGAGTGCTGGGGCAAGGAGCCGACGGAGAAGCATCTGCAACTCGCACAGCTCGAACTCTGCAAGGTGCGCTTCCGTGAAGACCCTGAGTTTGCCATGTTCGTGACAGATAAGATTGAAGACAAGATTTCGGGTGAGATGATGCCATTTCGGTTGAACTACCCACAGCGGAAGACGCTTGCGCTCTATGAGGGCATGCGCACGAAGGGCGAACCTATCCGTGCCATCATCCTAAAGGCTCGTCAGTGGGGCGGCTCTACGCTCACACAGCTATATATAAAATGGATTCAGGACTTCCGCCACGACGGCTGGAACTCCATCATCCTCTCACAGGTGAAGTCCACGTCGAAGAAGATTAAGGCCATGTACCGCAAGGCTATTGAGTCACAGGCAGGATGGACTATCAACTACCCTGGCTCACAGCTGCAGATGTCGCCATACGAAAATTCTACCGACGACTTCCAGGTGACGGACGGACTGAAGGCTCTCCGACGCTCCACCATCACCATTGCATCGTTCGACAACTTCGATAACGTCCGTGGCTCTAACTTCCACTGCGCACACTATTCGGAGGTGGCCTATTGGAAGCAGACTCCCGAACACGACCCTGAAGCCGTTATCTCGTCTATCTCTGGTGGTATCCGCAACCAAGCGGACAACGTAGAGGTGTTTGAGTCCACAGGTCGTGGTGCATCTGGCTTCTTCTACGACAGATGCCAAATGGCAATGGACTCGAAGAACAACGATGCCTATAAGTTCATCTTCATTCCGTTCTTCATCATCGAACACGACTCCATGCCTGTTGACGACCAACCTGCCTTCGCACGATGGCTGCTGGAGAACAAGAACCGTAGCACGAACCCTGTAGGCTTCCGTGAGTCGGGAAAGTTCTTCTGGCGCATGTGGAAGCTGGGTGCCACCTTCGAGGCTATCAACTGGTATCGCTATGAGCGCAATAAGTACAAGTCACATGCGTACATGGCTACGGAGGCTCCTATTGACGAAGTAGAGGCATTCCGCAACAGCGGCAACCTCATCTTCAATCCTTACTCTATTGACGAGCTGCAGCAGCAGTACAAGCGGCAACCGCTCTATCAGGCATTCATTGACCTGCCTTGGGGCGGCAAGTCAGCGGCTACCGTGAAGAAGTCGCGTGACATCTACCGCAATGCGAAGATACGCTATGTCAATGCAGGCGAACAGGGCGAACTGAAGATATGGAACCTGCCGAACAACCACATCCTTAAAATCAAGAACCGCTATGTGGTGGCTGTCGATATTGGTGGTAACTCCATATCGTCCGACTACACAGTCATGACGGTCATCGACCGCATGGGGATGCTGCCCGGCATGTCAGGAACTCCTGCCGTGGTCGCCCGCTATCGTGGCCATTGCCGACATGACATCCTTGCTTGGAAGGCTGCAGCTCTCGCCCATTACTACGACGATGCCCTGCTGGTCATTGAGTCGAACACGGCTGACCGTGAACGTGACAACAACACAGAGGGCGACCACTTCGGTACAATCATTGAGGAGATTGCCGACTACTACGACAACCTCTATCAACGCTCCACTGGCCCCGACGCCGTACAAGATCGCATCACGATGAAGTATGGCTTCCAAACCAACAAGCTCACGAAGGGATGGATTATCGACAACCTCATCGCCTACGTTGACGACAAGCTGTGGAATGAACCTGACGAAGAGATGTATCGTGAACTGCGCATCTATGAACGGCGTGACGATGGTACGCTCGGCAACATTCAGTCTAAGGATAACCACGACGACGTACTGATGGCAACGGCCATCGGCCTGTGGGTGTCACAGAACGACATGGAGCCACCGCAATGGAAAAAGAAAAGAAACAAAAGCCGTCCTCGCCGTCGCAACCTCTCCGAAGCAACCATATAAGTCCCGTATGTTGCAATTCCATTGCAACCAAAAAGGGCGGCAGCACAATCAGCTGTCGCCCTTTTCCCTCTCAACTCTTAACTCTCAACTCTCAACTCTTCTTCCGAAGAGTTCTCTTCCGCGACTATCTCCTCATACTGCGTGTAGTGTGGCAAGTCTCCTGGTATCAACGTGCTACCGCTCTTGTCAGGTAGCTCCACATTCGTCCTGCCCATCGCCTGCAACTCAAGAAAGTCCTTGTTGATGCCCACGTTCACGTTCACGTTCTTGTCCTGCGGCACTACGTGCTTCATGATGGCCGTGTACGTCTGCACAAACAACCTCGGGTCTTGCACACGCGCGTCTTCCATCAGCTCGGCAAAAACCTCTTGGTTCTCACTGAGCCAATCCAACATGAACTGCTTCTGCGCCCTCGCACCTTTTCTCGGCCCGACAGGGTTCAGTGGCTTGTCATCCCTGTTTCTATATTTCGTATTCAGCCTTTCGCTGTTATTCGTCTTCTCCTTCATCTCTCAACTATCAACTATCAACTGCCTTCGCTTTCTTCCGAAAACGTGGTTTATACCTGTAACCTCGCATCTCTTCCATGTAGATAAGACGCGCCCACTTCTCGCTTACGAAGAACTCTGGAGCAGGACTGGCCACGACAAAGGGAATCAAGAACCAAAGGCTCTTCCCTTGATACTGCGGCTTTCCTGCCATTGCCATCACTCGGTCGTAAAGGCTTTTATACAGCCGCTTACGCCTCGGAGTCATCTTTTCGTAGCTTGTGAAGTCGCCCTCCACCATCGGCAATAGCACTTGATATGCCTGCTTCGGTGTCACATAATACCTCGGAGCTGGCATGCGCACGGCCTTCTTCCATATCTGGTTGACAAACCATGCACTGCCATCAGAACAATTCCTGATAGCTTCCATCAGGTCACTGCGCAACTGCGCATTGATTTCGTTGGCCTTACTCATAATATATCTCTTTTGTGTGTACTCCGCAAAGTTACAAAAAACTTTTTATATCTCCAAAGTTTTCTCTTTCAAATATCATGATGGTAAAGGGGAGGTGGAGTATTTCTACTCCATCTCCTCAATCGCCTTCACTGCCTGTTCCATGATGCGGTTCTGCGTCATATCAAACATCTTCTTCGTATCACGGTCTGTGCCCTGGCCAGCCTTATGAAGGTCTTTCATGTCCTTCTGAGCCTTGTCTATGATACTGTTCTTCAACGCATCTTTCTGCATCATCTGAATCAGTTTTGATGTATACAGCGGGTCTTCTGCTTTCTTCTTGTATTTGCTGATGTAGTTCTTACTTTCCTTTACGTCTTCCACGTACTTATAGAACTTCGCGCGTGTGCGATAGAAAGCAGTGCGGTCGTCACTTTGGTTATACACAGCCTTCAAGAGTGGGGTGTTTCTTGAGTTAAAGTCCTCAAAATCCCATGTTGCCACATTTCGGATGATGCCGCCAACCTCCGTGACCGTCTGGCCAAGACCGCCTGTATAGCCTTTCAGCAAGTGCATCGCATAGGCAGGTGAGATGTCAATCAATCCAGGCTTTACGTCGTCACCGCCAGTCACATGGCTCAGCCAACGGGCAGCAGCAACGGCATTTGCGTCTGTACTGCTGAAAGCCTTTGTCCACTCGGGGTCATACTTATTCCACTCCGTCTCCTTCTTTTGGATAGGCTTGCCTGTCCAGTCCTTGTTATTCTTAATCTGCGTAAATGGCTTCACGGCATCAGGAACAAATGCCGACAGGACATCACCGCCTTCTCCCATGAAGTCAACAGGAAGTATCTGCGAAAGCTGGGCAACAAAGTCCTCGGCGGGATTCTTCAAGCTCTTCAACTCTGGGTCGACAAAGTATCCTGCAGCAATGTCGCCAAGACCGTAGAAGGCTCGCAACTCAATCGGCAGAGGAATCGTAACAAAGTCATTTCCGCTCTTTCCTCCGACAAAGAAGCAAAGGTTATTCCTTCTCGTCCACTCAGGCAGGTTTGCATACGGATTTTCGGCCGTATCGTCATCACCAAGCACAGAAACAAGCCACTTATTCAGCAGCACGATGGTAACACCCATGACGAAGTGGTTGGCAAACTGCGCTCTCATGAAACGCACAGGGTGGTTCTTGATGTTACGTGCCATCAGCGCAAGACTCTGCATACCTGCATTATAGAACAAGTAGAGTGACTTGAACAATTCTGCTGTAATACCTGCAAGGAAGTTCTTGTCGGCAGAGCTTCCGCCTGCACCCTTACGATTGAAGTTCACACTCACATCCTTGGCGTCAGCAACGCAGCGAAGCTGACTTCTGCCTATCTGACGGCTCGTCAGGTAAGTAGCGAATCTGGCAAGGTTCTCTGCGCGTTCGTTATAATCCTCAATGAGGCCGACAGCTGCTTTTGCAACTTGTTCTGTACTATAGGCAGCACGACGACGCATGCCACCATGCTTGCGAGCATATTGCTTACTGCCATCCAGCAGCATCTTACGCCACTTGTCAACATTCTTCTGCTCAACATAACCAGTCTCGCCACCACCTTCCATGAACTCTTTGAAGCACTTCTCCAAGAAATTGTTCTCATCAAGTGTGCCGTTGCGATACTTCTTCCACAGCCTGCCATTCAGCAACTCTGGCCAAAGGAGTCTGTACCAATTAGCCCTGAAGCGCATAAGATAGCCTTCACCCTCCTTCGTCAGCACAACGGAACGTGACATCACGGCATCACGCAAAGTGTTCCTTAATACGAACGTCGGATTCCAAGTAGTGAACGCACTGCTCAAGAAGCGGTTAGATCGGAAGAGCACACG